CGAAAAAGCGCTCCAAAAGGGCGCTTTTTGCGTTGTATTGCTAAATACTATGTAACCTAAAAAGTTGACGATAAATGCCGAAAAGCGTATAATATGTCATATAGTGAAACAAAAGGGGAATATATGAAAAAGGTAATAGTAGCAGGAATGATAGCTCTAAGCGGATTTGGAGTCTATGCCCAGACAAATGCCGCAGCGGTGCGCGAAACAATCATTGAGGAATACAAAATTGTCCAAGCTGCTTGTGATAGCAGAGTGGACTTTGCCGTTGACAAATTAGTTGGAGTCAGCGTCAATGAAAACAATATGTACCCAACCGATGCCGAAAAAAAGGCAGCTATAACATATCGCATTTGGGAACTGGAATTCCAACTTGAAGTATGTTCAAACGAAAAGAAAGCGGAAGCCGCAGCAGAAACCGCAAGGATTGAGGAATACAGGCTATTGAATGAACGAATAACAAAAGAAAAACTGGCAGCCGAAAAAGAGACTGCAAAACGCGAAAAGGAAATAGCTCGCGTAAAAGCGCTACCGAATCCACGAATAGGAATGACTGCCAAGACAGTAAGAGAAAAGACAAACTGGGGCGCTCCAGAATCTATCAACAGAACAGGTGGTAGTTGGGGTGTTCATGAACAGTGGGTATATGGCGGCAGAAGCTATCTATACTTTGAAAACGGCAAACTAACATCTTGGCAAAACTAAGAAAACTGTCCTATATCAATCAAGGCGCCCTTCGGGGCGTTTTTTTCGTCATAAATAACAAAGGTGAGTGGAAATAACAAAACTATAGGGACAAATAATGGCATACGACCGCAGGGCAACCGATAAGGTTCATTCAAACACCCTCGACATTGATGAAATGATACGGGGAGAGGATAACGAGGAAAAACGTGCCACATTGATGGTACTGTCAGCTATCAATACTTCGCTGGTAGCTAATACGTTGGCAGTTGCGGAGATTAGTAGTCGATTTGAAAAGCACGAGGTTGCCTTTGCAGACCATCGTAAAGAATTCCAGTCCCATGCAAAAGACGAGGCAGATGTACTAAGTCAAATGCGCGGTGGCTCCAAAGTATTCATGTGGTTTATTGGACTTCTCCAAGTAGTTCTATTCTCGGCGGCAGCATGGGTATTCGGCAGTCTCAATACTCTGACCGTTGAACTTCACGAAATTGAGGTATCCGTCAGTGCCTATCATTCCAAAGTCGATAACTTAGTCGATTCACACCGCAAAACACCGTAATACATTCCTCCTTATATTTCTGGTTGCTAAATAGATGGTAATCAAATAAGGAGGCTGCATGACAGCACAAAACAGAATGAAAATCCCGAAGAAGGCGGATGCCAATAAAAAAGCTTCGTGGTTCATAACGGTATGCGAGCTTGCTTCTAAAGGAATAAGCAATAGTTCCATTGCCGCACAACTTGGCCTATCAATGACTGAGTTTACGGGACTATTGGAATATGAACAGAACGGCATAAAGCCTGTCAAGCAAGCCATTGAAATCGCACGATCTAACTTTGAAATCGAACGGGCACGTATCAAGGATGAAATCCTGATGAAGCCAGAAACCAGTGATGCTCTGAAAATCAAAATAGTCCGTGATGACCTAAAGACACTTGAGGCATGGGCACCAGCAACCCGCGCAATAAAGGTCCAAGTCGAAAGCGCCCAAACCGAATACAACTTTGAATCATTCACTGAATCAGAACTAACCGACATCGTGGCGCGCTCTACAGGCGCAACTGATGCAAAAAACTAAAGTACGAACCGTCAAACTCCTGCCATACCAAGCGGATTTTGTCAGAGATGACAGCAGATACTTGGCATTAGTTGCTGGACTTGGATCAGGCAAGACGAAAGCGGCAGCATACAAAGCAATCAATCTATTACAGATAAACAAAGGCTGTAATGGCATTGGATGCGAACCAACAGGACCACAGTTAGTAATCTTTACAACTGAAATGGACGCAACCTGTGACGCTCTTGATATCAAATATACATATAACGGCGGAGGCAGAAACAGCCCGCCCTACTATCAGTTTGATTTCGGACACGGACCACAAAAGCTATGGCTTGTGTCAGCAGAGAACTTTAGGAGAACGCTCGTTGGATTCAATGTTGCTTTTGGATTTGTCGATGAATACGACACTATTCCTAATAAGGACGAAGCCCTGCAAATGTGGAACGCCCTCAACGATAGGTGTCGTGATCCATCGGCAAAGCTTCGTCAAACTTTCTGCACGACAACACCAGAAGGTTTTCATGCCGTACACCATATTTTTGTAGAACATGCGACAGACCAACACCGAATGATTCAGGTCAGCACGTTTGAGAACAAGTTCCTTCCACCGTCATATGTTGAAGACCAACTCAAGCGATACACACCTATTCAGGCACAGGCGAAGATATACGGACAGTTTGTAAATGCCTATTCAGGCAATGTGTATTACTGCTTTGATAGAAAAATCAACAACACCACAAAAACAATAACAGACTTCAAACCGAATTCCATCCTTCACGTGGGGCTTGACTTCAACGTGGACCACATGAGTGCGGTTATTTCCATCATTGAGGATGGAAAGATTTATGTTATTGATGAAGTCACCGACGAAAAGAACACCGATTCAATGATCGTCAGGTTGAAGAAGGAGTTTCCAAATCGGGTGCTTTACATCTATCCAGACAGCAGCGGCAAGAGTCGTTCCGCTAACTCGGATATGGCATCGATAACGAAACTCAAACAGGCAGGCTTCCAGTGCTTCTACAAGGGTAATAACCCAAGCATTCTCAAGGAGCGAGTGCCTGCGGTGAATGCGCTATTCAGAAATGCAATGGAAGAACATCGCGCCTTCGTCAATATCGAGAACTGTCCCGTCCTTGTCAAAGGTTTAGAGCAGCAGGGATACGTCGATGGAAGACCAGATAAGAGTAATGGCATTGACCACGCTTTAGACGGATTTGGCTATTTCTGTGCTTATCGCTATCCAGTTCAAGGAACAGGAACGCTTACGGTTCACAGATAAATAACGTATGAAAAAGAATTTCTATACCTATGTCTATTTTGATCCAAGAGACCTCACACCAATTTATGTAGGAAAAGGATGTAGCGATAGGGCTATGTCACATCTGAAAAAAAACACACACCTCGGAAACGTTCTAAGAAAACGACTATCCGAAGGCTATTCAGCTACACCGCATATCACTTACCACGCCGACGAGGAAACGGCATTTGGAATAGAGAAATTCTGGATTATGTATTTCGGCAGAGCCGACTTAGGAACTGGCTCATTATTCAATCTAACAGATGGTGGAGAAGGTTGCTGCGGACTAATCCATTCAGTAGAAGCCAGGAAGAATATGTCATCCGCGCAAAAAGGTAGGACTATTTCTGAAGAACACAAAGCGAAACTAGCAGCCGCAAAAATTGGCAAACCACAATCATTTGCCCATATCGCTAAAAGGGTAGCTGCCTACAGAGGAATCCCTTGCACCGAAGAGACAAAAGCAAAAATATCTAAAGCTAACAAAGGAAAGATTAGAGAACCATATACAGCCGAACGCAGGGAAAAAATATCCGCGTCACTGATGGGAAGAATCTATTCCGAAGAAACTAAGGCGAGGATGTCTTTAGCTGCAAAAAATAGAAAGAAAAAAGATGTTGAATAACCCTACAAACAATGATCCCGTTATTGCGTTAGGACGCACGGCAAAGGAACTGACGGATTTATTGAATACTGACAAGGCTGTTGATGCCATGAAGGCCCTCGCATATTTAGATGGACAGCAGGAACCCGAGCTTATCAAAGTCCTGAACGATCCTTCACGTGGTCGCCATCGCTGGAAAGAACGGGGATTGACTCCGCGCTTCCGCAATCTAACAAAAATGATCGTGGAGAAGTCAGGACTATTGTTCAAAGACTCACCTCCTGTTATGGAAGTATTCAATGCTGACGAAGTGACAACAAACGAAGAGGCAACGCGATTACTAAACGAACTGCTTACTAAAAACGAGTTTGTCGAATTCGGTACTAACTTTGACATGGTTCTCCGACTTCTAAAAACAGCGATTATGTTTGTTCAATGGGACGCAGAAGATAAACACTGGTGCCTTGACGTTCTACACCGTGGGAACTGCGAAGTAATCATCGATTCACGCACCAGAAAACCAGTTGGTATGGTTCACCGAACCTCTGATAACACCTATTGCGTATGGACGATGGATGAAGTTATCGAACTGACACATGGTAATCATTCAATCGGAATAACAAACAGAGAACCAAATCCATATGGTTTGATCCCTATTGCCGTGTTCTATGACTCAATAACTCCACGCACTGGCTTTTGGGTTGAACAGGACAAGAGTTTGATAAACCTGAATGAAATGGTGAACCTTCATATTACCGACTCGGAGTATTCCATTCTCTGGTCAAAAATGAGCACCTTGTTTACTAACATGAAACCAAGTGGCACAGGTGAAAATAATATTGAAGTTGCCGAAGTCTATAACAGCCCATTGCCTCGTATCGTTCCTGCATCAGCACAATCTCCAGGTTACTTAGCAGGTCCAGGTCAGGCAGTCGTACTTGACAGCATGGGCGTGGACTCTCCGTTTGTCAGATATGAAAACCCAAATATTGATCTGAAACCACTAAACGAAGTCGTGGACTCGTGGATCAAGGGATACGCAGGTGATTGGTCAGTCAGGATCGAAATCGCAGGACAGGGCAGGGCGCAGAGTGGCTTCCAACTCATCGTCGAGGAAACGGACAACATAGATTTACGCCGTGTTCGCCAACGCATGTTCGAAGGGGGTTTCAAACGTCTTTACAGGGTCCTTGCCGCTGTTTTCAACACCGCCACAGGTGTTAGTGCGTTCCCACCTGATGCTCAGCTATACGCGCAGTTTGACGATCCTGTTCTACCTGTTGACATTCAAGTTCAAGAAACAGTGTGGGCGCAACGCATCCTTGAAGGTCGCGCCACAGAGATTGACTATTTCCAAGTGGTCTATGGGCTGTCATGCGAGGAAGCGGAACAGAAGTTTCTGGACATTGTTGAGTTCAACAAGCGAAAAGCAGCATTGAACGCACAGACAGTGGATATGGTAGAGCAAACGGATCAAGCATTGTCGGAAGATAAGCCAGTTGAAATAGACGGTACTCCTGATACTGATTGATATGGGAACCGCATACGGGCCAAAACAAGTAACGTCAGGATTTGTTTCGCAGTATGTAGCGCAACCCATGACCTTCAACGGAACGAGTGACTATATCCAATGCAACTTAGCAGGAACATTCAGCGAAATAACATTTGATTTCTGGAGTTACTTTGACGATGCCAGCTTAGATACTAAGTCCAGAAATGAAAGTATTTTCGGAGACTGGACTTCTACAAGGGTTCATTTCGGAAGTCGTTGGAGTGTGGGAATGCACTGGAATGTAAACAACGCATGGACTGAGATACCAACCACAAATTTGCGATACGGATGGAATCACTACGCACTCACTTGGAGTACCAGCGCAAATCAAAAGTTGGTTTATATAAACAAAACACTCTCATCCTCATCCACGACAAATGGAAGCATAACCATTGGTGACATGAAGATAGGTAAGGCGACTGTATTGGATCAGTATTACAGAGGTCAGCTATTTACATTCAAAGTATATAACAAAGCGTTGAATAACAGCGAAATTGTCCAGAATTTCAGCGCTTTTAGATCAAAGTTCGGGATATAAATATTTTCACGGACTAAATAAACATACAAGGTCGGATGACCAATAAGGAGATAGTTATGGCGGATGCCGAGAATATTGAAAACAGTGCGGATGCACAACAAGAAACCAGCGTAAAAGATAGTTCGTTGACTGCTGAGCAAATCATTGCCCTACAGGACGAGTTAGCAGCAACAAAGGCAAATCTTGAAAAGTCACGTAGAGGCGAGAAGTTCAACCAAACAAAACGGGCCGAGTTGGAATCCCAACTAAAAGAGTTCGTGGGTGGTGAAAACTTCAAAACTAAATACGAGGCTACATCTACTGAATTGATGCAGTTGAAGGACACATTGAAGAACCAGCTTATTGATAGCGTGTTGAAAGACAAGCTAACAGAGGCAAATGCTCGGAGTGTTCAAACTGTTATGAAGATAGTAGATAGGACTAAGGTTAGTTTAGTCGATGGACAGGTGGATACCAAGTCTGTGGAAGCACTAATCGAGGAACTAAAGAAAACGGACTCGGTGTTATTTCAGGAAGTACAAACACCGTCATTGAAGAGGACAGGCGAAACGACACCAGTCGCAAGCTTCAAAACTGAAATGTCGGCAGCTAAATCACCAGCAGAAGTGCAGAAGATATTGGCTAAGTATGGAATGGGAAGCACCATTTAGATATTCGCATAACTAACGCGATAAAAACAAAAAAGGAGCCACAAAATGGCAGCATTTACAACTAACCTAACGGGAACCACCCAAGTTGACGACAGCTTGGTAACAGCGTTTGAACAACTCGTATGGATCGCCTTCGGTCAATCCAACGTAAACGATCAATTTCTTTCCAAGAAAGTTGACATCAACGCAAAAAGCATTCAAATGCCAAAATATGCGCGTATGGCAGTCGCCACTACAGCATTGACGGAAACGGATGACATCACCTCTGTAGCACTCTCTGATACAAAGGTAACATTCACACCAGTGGAATACGGCAACGCCATCACAATTACATCGCTTGGTTCATTCCAAACTGGTGGATTAGTTGACGCAGCAGCAGCCCAACTTATTGGTATGAACTACGGCGAAACAATGGACGCATTGGCAATTGCCGCACTTGACGCAGCTTCCAATACCTACATTATCGGTGGCACCGCTGCTGGTTCTGTAACTTCTGGACAAGTCGCTTCGGACGTATTCCTGAACTACTTCTATAACAAGTTGGCTCGTGGTAATGTTCCGATGTTCAATGGCGCATATATCATGGAAGCCCATGATGACGTTATTGCCGATTTGCGCGTAGCTACGGCAGTCGGTTCGTGGCAAGACGTTGTGAAATACTCATCTCCAGGTACAGCACTTCAGAACGAAGTCGGTATGTACAAGGGATTCCGTGTAGTTCGCAACAACCGCGCAACCTTCGCAGACCAAACTGGTGCTGGAACTGTTGACTTGTATAACAGCTATTTCATGGGTGCTAACGCACTTGGAAAAGCAACAAGCAAGCCAGGTTCCGTTGTACTAACTGGTCCTTTCGACAAGCTCCAACGCTTCTACAACCTCGGTTGGTATGAAGTATCTCAGACAGCTATTCTGGACCAAAGCGCAATTTGGCTCGGACAGTGCGCTTCGTCACTTGGTACTAACGCAGCCTAATTAGTCACTGACTAAACCAATAAAGGGACTTCGGTCCCTTTATTTTCGGCTGGACTAAATAGTTTCATGCGAAAACTATTTGAATTCCAATGCAAAGAATGTCAGCACTACGAGGAAAGACTTGTAGGCGGCACCGAAGACTATCCACATTGTCCTAATGACCATGGCGTGATGCAGAAACTAATAAGCCGTTCTACTTTTCATTTCATCAATGGAGCAGGAACGAACGCAGGTAAGGCATTTGCCTTCCGAGACAAACCACTATGGGGCGGGTAAATGACAACCGCCGTAATATATAGAATCCGAAACGACATCGATGGTAAAGAATACTACGGTGTAACTACAAATCCAGAAAAGAGAAAGTCCGACCACTTAGTAAAAAAACGCGGGTCAGTTCTTATCAGCAAGGCAGTGGATGAACATGGATTATCAAATTTTACATTTGAAATTATCTTGTATGGGACAGAGGAATATTGCTATAAGTTAGAAGAAACTCTTATTAGATCCTTCAAATCCAGAGTCCCATTGGGTTACAACATTGCCCCAGGTGGAGCTAAACCACCTAATGCTACTGGTAGGAAGCATTCCGAGAAAACGAAGGCAAAGATGGCTGCTAACCATAACCCTGCATCTAATGGACCATTATCTGAGATTACAAAACTGAGAATATCCAAAGCCCATACTGGCATGAAGCGCCCACCGAGAACACACCGACAGATTGAACTAAATAGAAGCAAGACGACAGGACAGCGCCGCCCAGGAAGTAACCCACATAACGCCTCATGGATAGAACAGCATAGCAAGTCTATGGTAGGTGTATTGGTTGGTAGAAAACAACCTAAAAGTATATGCCCCCACTGCACGAAAGTCGGCGGCTCTGGGACTATGAAGAGGTGGCACTTCGATAATTGCAAGGAAAAAAAATGACAATACTACTTACTACAGAGGACGGAACAAAGCCCACTGATGCCAACACGTATGTTTCCCTTGAGGAATCAACACAGTATCACACTAACTATGGAAATCAGGATTGGACAGGAAATACTGATGACGAGGCAAAAAAACAAGCTTTGATTTTGGCAACTCAGGCAATCGACTTGCTATATGGCGAAAGATACATGAGCAGCATCTATCCTGATTCGGTCCAGACACTATTATTCCCTCGTCTATGGTTCATGGACAATAACGACAGAATAGTAAAAGAAAACACTATTCCTCGCGCCCTCAAAAACGCCGTATGCGAATGCGCCTTGATGCAGCTAACAGGAATCGACATCATTCCACAGCAAGCAACTGGAAAACTGGTAAAGAGGAAAAGCGTGAAGGTAGGCGACATAGCAACAGATACCGAGTTCTTCAAAGCGGCAGAAGGC